AAAGATAAGATTAAAGAAATATTACAAGTAGCTGTTAACAATGCTTAATATATATTTACTCAATCAATCTTTATATAAGTAATTTACTCAGTAATCATATGTTCTAAGCGAGGAACATAAGGAAACCATGCAATGGCTGAAAGAAAAAACTTACTAAGAGATATTTTATATTTCATCAAGACCGACCTTAGAGCGAACATCACCGATCCATTAAGCAGAACAGGTAACTGGGTCTTTACATCTTATCCACAGAAAAATGTTGTCTATCCAATAATAACAATTAAAATACCAAACATAGAAGCTACTCGCGCAGGTATGCAAGTGGACCGTATGGACATGAAGATGGTTGTTGAGGTTAGAATATGGGCTCGTAACGAAAAAGAAAAAGACACACTCTATGATGAGATTATGGACAGACTAGCTACAATCCAATTCAGTACAAGCGGTAGCGTAGACAGCGACTTTCATGACTTTAACATAATAAGCTCTGTCGAGGTAGATGAAGACGGAGAAACAGGAACTAAATCGAGGATATTACAAGTAGAATACAAATTCTACAATTTATAATGAAAGCAAGAATAGTAACCGAAGCATATAGAGAAGCCCATAGAAAGAGGCAGAAAAGATTTATGGAAGATCCTGAGTATAGGAAGAATTCAATCAATAATTTGGGCAATACCGGAAAAACACATTTTAAGAAAGGGCGGGTTGCATGGAATTATATTGACGGTAGGAGTAAATCTCAAATGTGGAATAGATACGGTACGGATTGGAAGCAAATACGTAAAGAGGTTTTAACCAGGGACGACAATCAATGTCAGATATGTGGTAAGTTTGATTGTAGGTTAGAGGTACATCACAAAACACCATTCCTTATTAGTAGGGATAATTCTGTTGGTAATCTTATCACACTTTGTTGTAAATGTCATAGGCAGATAGAATCACAGATCACCAGAGAATTAATAAAGATAAAGATAACGGGAGGTGATAATTTTGGCAGACAGAGATGAGATTGACTGGATTAGAGAACATGAGCCAGAAAGATTAAATGAATTACCTAAGCAAGAAGTCGAATGGTACAAGGATCTTGAGCAGATTAATGGTATTGGTAAAGAAACCGCAAAAGATTTGGGTAAAATTTATTCTTCTATAGAAGAGTTAAAGAAGGCCGTAGACAATGATTCAGTCCCGTTGAGAAACGATATATTAATTAAATTAAAAACTTATTTTAACTAAATCAAAAAGGAGGTAAAAATGGGAACAAGATATGTATCAGACCAAAACAAAGTAGCAATGATTGTAGAGAGTGGAACTTATGCAAGTCCTATAGCTGGAAGCTCACGATGGATTGGAGAGGTTACAAGTAATTCAATAGATGATGCAGAAAGTTATATTGAAGACAGATATTTAGGTGATTCTTCTCGTAGTGTTGGAAGGTATGAGAGAGGACCAAGTGATGTAACTGGAACAGTAACTTATAATCCAGTAGATATGGCTTTAGTTGCTTATTCGATTGGATCAGTAACTGAAACGTCAGGATCTTCTACAGAACATAAAGCAGTAGAGATTGGAACAGACGTAAACCAAAATCCGTTCACAAGTGGGACAAGTCAAGATTTGAATACTCCTTATAGTTTTACGCTAGAGGATTCAAAACAAGCACCGGGGACAGGACAAAACTTTATTCGAACAGTAAATGGATGTGTTTTGAATACGGTAACACTTTCAGCAACTCAAGGAGAAAAGGTTTCAATTGACGCAGAATGGATTGGACAAGGACTAACTTTTAGTTCAGGAACAACAACCGCAGTAACTGTAGCAAACCAAAAACCATATTTATGGTCAGATTGTAGTCTTACTATGGCAGGTAGTTCAATAAACACAGCCAAAGATGTAAGTGTAGCAATTAGCCAAGGAATAGAAGGTCCACATTATTTGAATGGGTCAAGAGCAATAGGCCAACCGTTCTTCGGTAATAGAGAATATACACTTGATGTAACAGCAGACTTAGAAACAAATTTCGCAGACATGGTTTATAATCAATATTATAAAGGTGGAAGTGAACTTAACTATGTCTTTGATATGAACGCAGACACGACTGGTTCACAGCACGCAACTATTACAGTAAGTGGAGCTAGAGTAACAAGTATGGACTTGCCAAGTACTGATGAAGGAATAAATGAAACAACTTTCACAGTATCAGCAGGAAGTATGAGTTTAGTTGACTATACAAATCCAGCAATAATCGGATCTTACCATCCGTTTTAAATAGTATAATAAATTGATTTATTTAAGTTGGGCGTTAATTATTGGCTCAACCGCCGAAAGGCAGGAGTAAAAACAATGTTAGGAATGACAGAAAAACAAGTAAAGATAGGAACTAGAAGAACTATCATGGCACTAGCGATATACTTCGGTATATTTGTAGCTGGTACTATGTGGTTATTTTTGTATCTTATATCATAAAACTGAAAGGAGGAAAAAAATGGAATATTTAGAAAAAGAAAAAACTCTTATAGAAAGGAACGCAGATGGGAAGTTATTACCTGTAGATGTAACTCTGGAATTAGCTGAAGGAAAGCCAAGTGTGCAGATGACACCACTAACAAAAGGAGATTTGCAAGAATTATTAAGTTGTCCAGAAAAAGAAGACGAAATAGTAAGAACGCATTTATCTAACCCAGCGTATACCGAGGAAGAATTTAAATTTGTAAAACCAACACTATATGGTGCAATCAAGATGGCATTACTTAGTATGAGTACAGATTCATCTCAAAAAGATATACAAGATTCAAGTGTTAGAGCTCTTATTGCAGACTCTAAAAAAAAAAGTATATCACCGAGCGCCAATTAGCTTGGTTCTTACATGAGAGAGGATATACTTTTTTTGATATTCCAAAATTGACTTACCCAGAGATTAACCTAATGATAGAGGAATCAAACTTTATTGAAAAGGCTAAACAAAAGGCGGCAAGAAAGTCAAGACGTAAAAAATAATGGTTAATGGATTTTTAGCAGGTGCGGCAGGGGGAGCAGTAGTTTCTATAGTTATTCAAGCAGTAGATAATTTTTCTAAAGTGTTTGCCGGTGTAAACAAAACTATGGCTGCAACTGGAATAGCTATTACAGCACTAGGTGTTGCCGGGTTAGCAGTAAGTAAAGGATTAGTAAATACTGCGGCTAGTTTTGAAAGTGCATTCACAGGAGTTCGTAAGACTGTTGAATTAACTGAAAAAGAATTCGCTAAGTTAAGACAGGAATTTAAAAATTTAAGTAAAGAAACACCAATAGCATTTGAAGAATTAAGCGCAATAGGTGAGATAGCAGGACAGTTGGGTGTAGAAGGTGTTGATAATATTACAAAGTTCACAGAAACAATAGCTGCAATTTCAGTATCGACTAATTTAAGTGCAGAACAAGCTGCAACTGATTTCGCAAGAATAGCTAATGTTATGCAAGAGCCACTAGAAAATGTGGATCGTATGGGTTCGGCGGTTGTTGGGTTGGGTAATAATTTCGCAACAACAGAAGCTGAGATAACTACATTCGCACAAAGGATAGCAGGTGCTGGTAATATAGCTGGACTTACTACTCCAGATATTTTGGCAATTGGTGCTGCAATGAGTTCTGTAGGTGTTCAAGCAGAAGCCGGTGGAACAGCAGTACAGAAAGTACTTATAGGAATAAATACAGCAGTTGTTACAAGTAGTGAAGAATTAGAAATATTTGCTAAGACAGCTGGTAAAACAACAGATGAATTCGCTAAATTATGGAAAGAAGATGCAGGAAAAGCATTTGAAGAGTTTGTTGTTGGACTTGGTACACAAGGTGACGAGGCAATAATTACATTAAAAGATTTAGGGTTAGAAGACCAAAGATTAGTAAGATCATTTTTATCATTATCAAATGCTGGTGATGTATTGACAAACACACTTGCAACTTCACAATCTACTTGGCAAGAGAATATAGCACTTACAGATGAGGCAGCTAAAAGATATGCTACAACAGAATCACAGGTGGCTATTCTTAAGAATAAGTTTGCATCTCTTAAAGACGATATGGGCCAATTACTAATACCTACTTTTATTAAATTAGTTGATATATTAGGAAAAGTTATAGGATGGCTAGAAAAACATCCAACACTAACTAAGTTTGCAGTAGCTGCGTTAGCAATAGGGAGTGCTTTAGCTATAGTTGTTGGACCATTGCTTATTTTGGTTGCTATGCTACCAGCATTGTCTGTTGGATTTGGTATGTTAAGTGCTGCAACAATACCGATTACTGGTACAATACTAGCAATAGCTGCAGCCGTGACTGCTGTAATAGCTGGAATAGTATTGCTTATTTCTTGGTTAAAAAGACTTAAGGGAGAAAAAGAAGAGTCGATTCAAGCAGCGCAGGATGAATTTGATAGGCAAAATAATAACTCACCTGGTACTAGTGGTAATGGTTCAAGAGATAGAGATGATACAATAGATTTAAACAGAAGGAGAGATGATAGGGACGATACTATATATTTGAATGGTAATATATCCAATAATCCAGACGTGATTAGTTTGAATGATTTTATATTAACACCAAACGGTGACATAATTAAACCATCGCCACAAGATACAATAATTGGAACTAAAACACCTGGATCTATGGGTGGAAACATAAGTA